AGTTTTTATTTAGAACCTTCCAAAGAAGAATTAAAAAAAATTAAAGCTTCCTATGATAATAATCTTTTAAAAGCTTCTGGTTCAACAGAAGCCGGCAGAGAAGCATTTAAGATTCGAGAAGCGAGAGCTAGAGAATTATTAACACAAGGATATAATCAAACAGAAGCCAATAAAATTTTAATAGAAGAATTTCCTCAATTTAAAAATATGAAAAGTTCTTTATCAAATATTGCCCAAGATTTAAAAGATCAAGGAATTAAAGTTGTATCAGGTAGAGAAAGCGAAATTAAAACACCTATTTCTAAATATTCAAAAGAAAGAAGAGAACTTCAGAAATCTGTTTCTGATCCTTATATAGAAAAAGTAATAGCTGATTCAAAAAGAGAAGCCGGTTTTGGAGATATTGATCTAGCTCATAGAACAAGTATGAAACAAAACGATAGATTTGGAACAGAAATACTTAGTTCAAATTTAGGTTTAGATACTCAAGATATAAATAGAAAATTAATTAAACCAATAGAAAATAAATTAGAACCTATTTACAAACAGCAAAAAAATATTGTTAATAAAATTAATAGAGAAGGATCTTCTGTAGAATTAAGAAAACAATTAGAATCTTTAAATAAACAAGTATCAGATATTGTTGCATCAACAGATGGAAGATTACAAGGAATTTTGATTGATGAATATAATTTAAAACCAAAAACAGTTGGTATAGATTATGCTAATGTTTTTGGTGCAGGTGTTTTACCAGATAAACCTGTATCTGAATTAACTAAAGAAGAAATAGCATTAGGTATAAAACAGATACCCGGTCAACAAAAAGCAATATCTAAAGAATTTGTACTAAAACAATTTAATGATAATTTATTAAAAGATTTATCAGAGGACCAACAAGCTCAAATAGTATCAGCAGTTGGTTGTCCAACTAAATTATCTTATTCTGATGGTGGTAGAGTAAAATTTTCTAAAGGAGGAGATTGTTACACACAAGGTTTAAAAAAATTAGAAGAAGGTAATTTAGGAACAAAAGAAATTAATGCGATTGAACAGATATCTAAAGATGTAGGTATAGTATCAAAAAATATTGATGAATCTATTGCCTTTGCAAAAACTTTAACTCAAGGTGGTAAAAATTTATTAAAGGGCGTAGGTTCGTATTTAAACAAGATTGTACCAGGTTTAGTTGGCGCAGATTTTGTTGAAGGTCTTACACAAGGTAAAACAACTTTAGAATCAGTTCGTGATGCTATTATTCCTGAAGGTGTTGGTCATAGTTATGATATTCAACAACGCTTAACTCCAAAAGAAAAAGAAGCTCAACAAAGACTTGGATATAAAGAATTACCTGATATATTAAAAGAAGGGGAATATGGAATTGGTGATATTGGAGCTGAACAAGAAAAATATACTCCACTTAAAGATTTAGTTGATCAATATAGTATTGCAGTTGGTGAAAACAGAGCTGAAGAAGAACTTAAAAAAGAACGAGAAGAAAGAATTAAAGATTTTAACAAAGAAGCATATTATGGAACTCCTTTAATGGATTCAGAGGTTTTTTCAGAACAACTTAAAAAAGATAATGATTAAAAAACTAACCACAACTATACCTCCTTTAAAGGGACCCTGTTCACAAGGCTTGAATATACCTGATAAAAAGGTTAGGATAGTTAATCCGGAGAAAAACATAAATGGCAGAAATAGACAAGTCGCTTCCAAATACAATAGCAAATAGCACTCGTCCCGACGAGGTAGCATTAGATGTTGCTACAGCTAATCAAGAAGCACCTCAGGGTCCAACTGAGATGACTGAAAATGAAGACGGAAGTGTTGATATAAATTTTGATCCAAATGCAAATAAACAAATGCCTGCAACGGATCACTCTGCAAATTTAGCAGAAGTTTTAGATGACCAAATTTTAGGACCTATTGGAGCAGAATTAGTAGATGATTACATAGACTATAAATCATCTCGTCAAGATTGGGAAAGAACTTACACAGATGGGTTAGATCTTTTAGGATTTAAATATGAAAGACGTACACAACCATTTAGAGGAGCATCAGGTGCTACTCACCCAGTTCTTGCAGAAGCAGTAACTCAATTTCAAGCTTTAGCTTATAAGGAATTACTCCCAGCAGAAGGACCAGTTAGAACTCAAATAATTGGAGCAGTAACCCCAGAAAAAGAACAACAAGCACAACGTGTTAAAGAATTTATGAATTATCAAATTATGGATGTCATGAAAGAATATGAACCAGAGTTTGATCAAATGTTATTTTATTTACCGTTATCGGGTTCAACATTTAAAAAAGTTTATTATGATTCATTACTTGGAAGACCTGTATCTAAATTTATTCAATCTGAAGATTTAGTTGTTCCATACAATGCAACTTCATTAGATGATGCAGATGCAATTATTCACGTTATTAAAATTTCAGAAAATGAATTACGTAAACAACAAGTAAATGGTTTTTATAAAGATATTGAATTAAACCCTACAGATAGTCCATCTACAGAAGTTGAAGATAAAAAATTAAGATTAGAAGGAATTAGAAAAGTTTCAGATGTAGAAACTTTTACTTTATTAGAATTTCATGTTGATTTAGACATTGAAGGTTTTGAGGATGTAAATCCTAAGACTGGTGAGCCCTCTGGAATTAAACTACCATACATTGTAACAATTGAAGAAGGATCAAGACAAGTATTATCTATTAGACGTAACTGGAATCAAAATGATCCTAAGAAACAAAAAGTACAATACTTTGTACATTTTAAATTTTTACCAGGTTTAGGTTTTTATGGATTTGGTTTAATTCACATGATTGGTGGTTTATCAAGAACTGCTACATCAGCACTTAGACAATTATTAGATGCAGGTACACTTGCTAATTTACCTTCAGGATTTAAACAAAGAGGAATTAGAGTTAGAGATGATGCACAACCAATTCAACCAGGTGAATTTAGAGATGTAGATGCACCAGGTGGAAATTTAAGAGACGCATTTATGCCACTTCCATTTAAAGAACCTTCACAAACATTATTAGCTCTTATGGGTGTTGTAGTTCAAGCTGGACAAAGATTTGCCTCAATTGCTGATTTACAAGTTGGTGATGGTAATCAACAAGCTGCAGTTGGTACAACTGTTGCGTTACTTGAAAGAGGAAGCAGAACAATGTCAGCAATTCATAAAAGATTATATGCTGCATTAAAACAAGAATTTGGATTATTAGCTAAGGAATTTAAAACTTATTTACCACCAATGTATCCTTATGATGTCGTAGGTGCACAAAGACAAATTAAACAAAATGATTTTAATGATAGTGTTTCAATTGTTCCAGTTGCAGATCCAAATATATTTTCACAAACTCAAAGAATATCTTTAGCACAAACTGAAATGCAACTCGCTGCTGCAAGCCCGCAGCTTCATAATCAGTATGAAGTATATAGAAACATGTATGAAGCATTAGGAGTTAAAGACATTGATAAGATTCTTATTCGACCACAACAGCCACAACCACAGGATCCTGCTCTAGAACATATTGCGGCTTTAGCAGGAACACCGTTTCAAGCATTCCCTGGACAAGACCATAGAGCACACATTACTTCTCACTTAAGTTTTATGGGAACTAATATTGCAAAAAATGCTCCTGTAGTTATGGCAGCATTACAAAAAAATATATTTGAACATATTTCAATCATGTCACAAGAACATGTTCAATTAGAATTTAAAAACGAAATACAACAAATGCAAATGATGGGACAACAAATGCAACAAATGGGTCAAACTAATCCACAAGCTGGTCAACAGATTCAAATGCAAATGCAAAATTTAAATCAGAGACTAGAAGCGAGAAAATCTGAAATAATTTCTGACGCTATGGAAGAATTTATGAAGGAAGAAAATAAAATTACATCTGCATTAGGTAATGATCCTGTTGCTTTATTAAAATCTAGAGAATTAGATCTTGTAGCAAAAGAAAATGCTAGAAAAGAACAAGAAGGTAGAGACAAACTTAACATTGACAAGATGAAAACGCTTATGAATCAGTCAATTCAAGATGATAAATTGCAACAAAATGAAGATTTAGCTAAAATGAGAGCTAATACAACGTTGCAAAAGACCATTTTGGCTGCTAAATTAAAAAAAGATAGTGAAAAAAACAAAAATAGGGTATAAATAGATCATGGAAAAAACAAAATCACAAAAAAAGATTAAAACTGTAATGCACGAGTTTAAAGCTGGTAAATTACATTCTGGAAAATCTGATAAAATAGTTAAAAATCCAAAACAAGCTATTGCTATTGCTTTATCTGAAGGAAGAAAAGCAGCTAAAGGATACGCTGAAGGTGGTTCTGTTAAAAGTTCTAAAGATTCATCTCCTTATGGAACTCAAGTAGGTGATCATAATAAATTTTTAAATTCTGACGGTTATAAAAAAGGTGGAATTGATGTTGAAGTATCTTCAGCTCAAGAAACACAATATGAACCAGTTAAAGGTCAGAGAAGAATGATGCCTGATAAAAGAAAAATAGCTAAGTGGTTCTAATATGCTACCAATGCTTGGAGCTATTGCACCTTTAGCAAAAATTCTTTTTTCTACTATTGAAAAGGCAGTTCCAGATAGAGATTTACAAGAGAAATTAAAAGCTCAACTTAATCAACAATTATTACAATCTAGTACAGAAGAACTTAAAGCAGCAGCTTCTATTGTAGAAGCAGAGGCTAAAGCAGGTTGGTTTACAGCTAGTTGGAGGCCACTTTTAATGTATGTTTTAATATTCATTTTAGTATGGAATTATATTCTTGGACCTGTTATAAGATTGATGATAGGAACGGTTATTACATTTGAATTACCAGGTGACGTTTGGACATTGTTACAAATTGGACTTGGTGGATATGTGGTGGGACGCTCCGGCGAGTCTATAGCTCGAACGATGGCCAATAAAACAACTAGTACTAACAAGGAGTAAAAAATGATAAACGATTATAAACAAAGTCCAAGATCAAATTTTAGAGGTGGAGGAGCTGCGCTTAGAGGAATGAGAGTTGCA